TTAGGGTCATCTCGACGGATCTCCATGTTAGGATCTCCAAAGGCAACTCGCTTTACCTTATCACCATCTTGCACGAATACTTCAAACTTCTTGTTGCCACCTTTGATACGTCTAGGCTTGTTTAAAGTAACCTTTTCACCCTGATAATCTGCTTTAGCAAATTCTGTCTTCATGACCTCTTGTACAATGACCCTGAGAGCCTCTATACGGTCCACTGAGGGGGCTTCAGCTTCTTCCATAGGCTCACCGCCCTCGTAGTAGGCTAGATAAGCCTCATGGCTCTCTGCTGGCATGTATATAGCTTGACCATTGTAGTCAGATACGTGAGTAGCTCCACCAAGCCCTAAATCCATAGATCTAGAGATAGCTTCTGGCTCCGTAGTAAATATATCGTTAGCATATTGTGCTTTACGTAGAGTAGATACTTTGTGACCAACCATTTGACCTGTAGGCTTACCTTTATCGTCAGTTATTTCAATACGTGCGGCAGGTTCTTCTTTTGTACCTGTTATTTTTACTGGTATGTTAGGTACTGCGCCATCTCTTACTATTTGACGTACAACACCACTAGCAGTTCCACCAGATGAGTTCCAAGATACTTTAGATCCGACTTTCATGATAAATAACCTTATGTTTCGTTCTTAATTAATACACCTTGGAAAGATGCGCCGATTGCTGTGTTGGTAGTGTCTGTAGATACTCTACATTCTAAATCTGTCTTCTCTGTAAACTCTTGTGGGTACTTAAATGACTGTATTAGTTGATTGCTCTGTATTACTTGTACAAACCTTGTTCTAAATACATTAGATTCGTAATCTCTGCTGTTAAACTTACAGTGAACTAGCTTTTGAGCTTGAGATACAGCCGCAGTGAAATTAATCTCGTCTATATATAGTGTATGTCCAGCAGGTACTGTATATGCGGCTATCTGTGTCTGATTACCTATACTTATACTAGCATATACTGAAGAGTTGGGAACTCCACCTGTAGCACCAGAAGAACCTATGTATATAACACCACTAGTTCCTTCGTTAGAACCTGCAAGTGTAACAAAAGATCTGTATACTCTCAAATACGACAACTGAGTAGCTACTTGTGTCTGTCCGTTAAGAGTTATAGTTTCTTCTATCTCATTGTAGTCTTCATCTAGACCTTGTATGAGAATAGTTCTAGCTCCTATGCCAGTACCACTATCATTTGCACTTGTACTACTTACAAACATAGTAACTGCACTATCTAACCATATATAGTCACCAGCGTTACCCCAAACTGTTTCTTCTGTAGTATCTACGTCTGGGTTATATCCAAACTTGTATAAAGATCTATATCCTTGAGAGTGACCTCTAGATACAGCTAGATCAGTATGATCATATATTCTTTTAGGCCAACCACCAAACATCTGCTGTACCACCTGTTCATATTGTTCGTTAGGATCTGCGGCATCTTCTACATCTGGTCTACCTGTTAAGATACTACCAGCGGAAAATGAGCTAATCTGAGTTATCGGGGTTGAGTTTACTTCTGGTGTACCAGTAACAATAGGAGATGCTGTACTTACTTCATCTTCAGTTACTGTAACACTGGGTACTATAGGTTGACCAGTTGTAATAGATATTACATTACTGACATAAACTTGAGTTATTGCAGTATTCTGTACTACAGGAGAATTAGTTGTAAAACTATTAGTCTCAATGTAGTTGTTGTTAATCAATACATCACTAGCTTCAGTGAGTATTAAACCACTATCTTCCTGTAGAATCCTGCTTGTCATGCTTAATGACCTCTATTATGCAGGATCAGGTATACCGACAGTAAACGACCCTAGTGAAAAAGTATTACCAGACGCAACAACTTGGCTTGCAGTTAAAGAACCTGTAGCAAGTAGTCTTGTATTGCTAGTATCAACAACTGCGTAGTGAGTTGCTGTACCATTACCAGTTATTGAACCGTCTGATATTGCGGCTACTACTACTTCACGTCCACCACCAGATCGGTCTGTAGGTGAAGCAATAGAAAGACTTGTAGAGTTACCTAAAGTATAAGTAGAAGTTGCTTCTGCGTAACTCGTAGCTTCTTGAGATGTCAGGTCAATACGATTAGCTTCTGTATCTAGGACTGTAAGTCCATTATCAAGAACTCTGTTATTTAAAGTAGCCATGTTATTCTTCTACCTCTGGTTCTGGAGCTACAGTAACATTCGGGTCGTACTCTAGTTCAGCTATATCCATAAGGTTACTAATAACCTCTGGGTGTTGAGATACATCAATGTTAGCACCATTAAGATTACGTAGGAAACCAGCAATCTCACGAAGATCGTGTGGGGCGACATCACCAGCTTCAATAGTTGGCATTAAGTCATAGTTCAGACCGTTCAACTCCCACAGTCGCTCGACCAACTGTTTGTTGAGAACATCTGTGATCGCTTGGATGTAACTCTCAAGCGCACGAAGGAACAGGTCTGTCTTCGACTTGGATAAGGCGTAAGAACCACCTTGAGATCCTAGTAGAAGAAACTCGGATAACATTGATCTTGCTATATCGTGCTGATATCTCTTTACGATAGGATCTATGTCTATATTACGTTTACCATTAGAAGCCATAAGTTCTATATCAACCAACCTTTGGTTAGTAGGAGAACCATCTTTGTCTGGATAGCTATCAGAAGGTAATATTATGTAACCTTGCTCGTTAAACTTAACATCTCTAAGGATCTGTTGTAAATTGTTAACGAAACCTGACTGTGCGGCAGAAGCATCTCCTGATAAGTACTCAGCAGGTATACGAGCTACTGGAATACCAGCTAACTCACGTTCTACTGCAATAGCTTCTATCGCCTGTAGATTATTAAGGTACTCATAAGAAGTATAAGCATTACGAAGAATAGAACGACCAGAGGGGTCTCCATTAAGGCTAGTTGTTCTATAGTAAAGAGACTTATTAGTGGGTATATAATTTCTACCATTCTTGTAGCCTATCTCTTGTTCTATACCTAGAACTTCACCAGTCTTGCGATCTACATCAAACTTACTTATAGTCCAAGGCGCACGGGCGGCTATCTTACGAACACCAATACGTCCGTCTGTAAACTTAGAGTTCTTCTTAGGGGATCTCTCTGTTGGACCTACACGTCTCTTATATATAACTTCATTCCAGCTAAAGCCATACGACAAATTAGATATAGCTTCTGCTATGTGATCATCAAGAGAATGTTCCATGTCTACTAAGACACTCTCTACAAACTCTTTTTCTCTTACAGCTTCAGCACTATCGTTTACTGACTTTACATGTAAGTCTACATCACGTAGTATCTGCTCAACGGCATACATGACAGCACCAATGGTACTATCGTTATCACGCATCTCACGATACTTGCGTATAGCTTTCTTACCTCGAAGTTCAGGTAGGAACTCATCAGCGCGGATTTGACCGTTGTATGTGTTATCACCAGCTACACCTAATGTAGATTTAGCTTTTGATTCTGAGAGTTTCTTTACCATGACAATAATACTTCTATAGTTAACGTGAAAGTCCCTTAACACTAGAATAAGCGAGGGTCAGTTTTGGTTTTGTGTATCCGTTGAGTGAGAGGTCAGTAATTGCCCATACTAGAGCATCTAATCTATCTGGGGAGCCAATCGACCCTAATGGTTCCCATGTTCGCATTTGTATTTCTAATTCGTTAAGCGAAGCGTCATCTTTAGGATTCGCCACATGCTTGACCAATCCACGCTCGTAGAGTGCAGATATTGGTTCAGCTCTAGCAAATTTACCTCTAGATGCACGTACAGCTTTGTAAGGTACTGTGTCATCTTCACCGTGTATAGTTGTTTTAACCATATCACCACCTTGATTTACCTCGGCGACAATACGATCAGCTTCGTGATGATAGTATAATTCTATTGCTTTAGAAGCCCAACCTTGAGGAGACAGTCTGTCAGTGTAATCGCCTAATACATAAGCTATACCATTAACATCTATACCTGCTACAACAATACCTGTCATATCACTCTCAGCATTAGAGGTGACAGCAGGGTCTAGGGCGACAACAATACGGGAAAGGTCTGGAACATCTTCTGACTTAACAGATGCTTCGTCCAGCATGGCAGTTGTCCATAAAGCACCTTGTGCTTCCTCTAAGACTTCTGCGTAAAGCTCTTGCTTACCTAGTCTAGTACCTTCATACTGTTCTTTAACAGCAGTTAGATATGTTTTAGCTAAGTTAGCAGAGTTATCAAAAGTAGACCCTGTAGTAATAGTAGTCTTAGGGTCTTTAAGTATCTGGCGTATCAGTTTAGTTGGCTTCGGGGTGGTAGTCACCATGATACGAGGGTGCTTACCTAGACGCATACAAAACTGTAGCATCTGCCAAGTGTCTATGTCTTTATTCCAAGCGGCTGTTTCGTCACACCAAGCTAATTCAAACTGTGGACCACGAAGACGCTCAGGTTCCTCTGCGGAGAAGAACTGCACTTGCGCTCCATTCTCCCATGTAAGTGTTCTCTTTGTTGGCGACCACTCAGGAAAGCCCATCTTCTTGCCAGCATAGGTTTTATCACCTTTCCAGCATACCGATAGGAAACCACTCTCCCCCTTAACCATAACTCGTTCTATATCTGAGTTAGTAGAAGCTACTGCGGCTATACGTTTAACGCCAACCTTAACTTGTTCTCTTACCCACTCTACTCCAGAACGTGTCTTACCAAAACCTCGACCAGCATTGATAAACCAAGTATTCCAATCGTCTCCTTTAGGAGCTAACTGATTATCTCTAGCCCAGAAGTTCCAGTCATGCTTAAGCTCTTCAACTTTACGTGGTCCTAATGCCTCAAACAACTCATTGACTTTGGACTTAGGTAGCTCACGTAGTGTATCAGCCGTTATCTGTCTCTTCATCGGGATCACTCTTTCCTAGTAGCGACATCAAACTATCTATAGCACTCTCATCTAAGTCGGGGTCAACATCTTGCTCTACTTCATTCACTGTGCTATTGGGCGACCAACCACCTTTAGATCTTAGGAAGAACTCTGCCGCCTTAAAGTCACCGCCCTTAGCGGCCTCTACGACAACACTCCCTATCTCACCAACTATGTCAGCTTTAGTCTCAGCTATTAGATTACCATATAGCTTGTAAAAAGTGGCTGTACTAGCAGGTGCATCTTGATACTTCTGTACTGATCCAAGTATGTCTCTCACTGCGACACCATTCTTTACTCCATCTACTACCTTCTTAGCAATAACTTCGCTGTACTTCTTAGCAGGTATAGCTC